CATTATTAACTGGATCTAATGTGTAAGTACAACTGTTCAGGGATGATACGATGAGAACCATGATTGTTTGATGTGTGTGAATGAATTAGTTAGTAAGTTCTTCCCATTGATTATCACCGTAGAAGTCTACAATTTCTGCTTTCAGTTCTTCCTCATTTGTCATTTCCATATCACCACGAACAACATCAAATAACAATCGTTCCATATCTTTATAATCCATATTATTCATAATCAACTGAGCATACTGATCTTTGACTTTTGAAAGTTGTTCCTCGTTTAATGTCATCTTAAACACATTCTCCGAGTTCTGTACTAATAGCATCACCAATTGCTTCATAGATGTGATCATACTCTTGCAGGTTAGATAACACTTCCCCACAAACTTCATCAGGTTGTCTTACCTCATCTCCATTATCATCATACTTAATAACATCTTCAGCAGAGAAGATCCACCATGCTACAGGTGCATTTTCTCCCTGTTCCTTAATCATACTATCAACGCGATCTTTGAGTTGGTTGAGAGTGTAGAACTGTGATGCCATTGTTTGAGATTGAAGAGTGTGAAGATAAGTCTTAATCAGTGACATAATCACCAACGAGTTTGAATCAGTGCAGAGTTAAAGAGTTGTGGTTCTGTGTGCATATCAGTCACTTCATAGTTGTAACCCTCAACACGATTATCAACCTCTTTTTCAAACGACTGCATATTGATATATGACTTAGATTGCATGTCATTAGCAAATGTAACCGTCTTATACATGAGACGCTCGCTGATACTTCCATCAGCATACTTAACGGGGTAGAAGTCAACAACCATGTTTCCGTGTTGTGCTGTGAGCTGCATTTGATTTAAGCGGTTTGAGTGGTGCCTATACTAGAGAGACGCTTTAGGCGTCCCCCCTTTGAGTCAGCCTCCAAACATTTCATCAAATAGTTGTTGCCCAGAACGCTCATCTTGTTCTGCTTTCTTTGCATATTCTTCCATACGTCGTAGTGCTTCCTCACGAGAGATTGACTCAGGAAAGTAATACTCACGACCGGCAGGGTTTGTGTAACGCATAGTTTTGAAAATAGTAAGTGAATTGAGTTGATCTTTGATGTTCAAAAGGGGCAGCACCATGTTTCATATTGTTTCATAGTGATATATCCATCACGCTGAAGAAGATCGGTAAACACACCCCAAGCAAAACGCATAGAAGATTTATCGGTTCTGACTGGAGTGGTTTCAGCAGTCTCAAGAAAAATACGCTTTGCGGTTGCTTTGGTCATCGTTTTAGTCTTGCTCATACTATAGAGACACTTTACACGTCCCCCCTTTGAGTCAGCGGAACACAGGGTTGACACCTATCACTTTTGCTTTAGGATTACGTGCCAATGCTGTTTCCTTTGCATCTTGATTATTAACGGCCTGTACTTCTTCGGTGAATACTTTGCCACCGACATACAACTTGACTTCGTATTTCATAATGATGGGAGTAATTTAGTGGATGAGATGATTAACAGAAACGCAAGCATGATTACCACGTCCCATGATTTTGTTCTGATGAAGAATGGTACTGAGATAGCATCACCAATAAACTGCATAATCACTCCTAATGATAGATTCACATGTAGGATGATGAAATATGCAGTAACCACAAGAAATGATCCTATGATTCTTCCAGCAGTATCAATTTTCATAAAGTTCAACGAACATAAAGATAACCTCCTGCCCAATCTGCGTTCTCAAACAACCATTCACGTTGCTCAATCAATCGCAGATCAAAACGAACACCTTTTGCAGGTGCTTTGTATGATGCTGCTTTGTAAACTTCACCTGACTTCTTATCAATGAAGGCATGAACTGATTCAGTCTGACCATCTACACATTGCATCAGTTTGTGATACTTACGACCAGAGATTAGTGCATAAGAATAGTTACGACCAGTTGGATGCTGTCTCTGATAGTTTTGCTGGAGAGCATCACACAGCATCAAAGAATACTTAGTGATGTTGAGTTGGTTGGTGTTGCGTGCATCTTGAGTAGAAACGAAGTCAGCAAAGGTTTCAGTTGTCATGGTTTCAGTGTTGCTCATACTATAGTAACGCTTTAGGCGACCCCCCTTATGCTCATCAGTCCGGTGTTGAAGTTTGCATAAGAGAATACCTCACGATTGACTAACTTGAACATACCAAACTCATTGGACTTGACATAGCCCTCACCTTGACATTGCTTGCCATTGATGTATGCTTCAGGTCCATTGTTTCGCATCAAGAACAACATGTCATCCTTGATTGACTTGACCAGTGACCACAAATACAATATATTCACGTCAATTTGATTTGCAAATGCCAGTGCATCTAGTGTCAGTTCATCAATAACGAGACCAGCACGAATGACAGAATTAAGTTGTTGCTGAATCTGTTGCGATTGCTTAGGAGTGACAAACTCACAGAGTGTAGACATTTGACGGGCAAATGCAACAATCTCATCAAAGTCTTCATCAATTTCCCAACAATCAGGTTTGACAAACTTACACGACTCAGTATCATCAAACATTGGAAAAACATCACCATCACTTACAACAAACGCATCCTTAAGTTCACCTGTACTTGTTGCATAGAATGTATGTGGTGCAACAATGATGTCTTGAGTGATTATTTCATCAAAGATGTAAGTAATCGTATTGGGGCAAAAAGTATCATCATCACCAAACCCAATAAAATCACCTTGAACAATCCCGTAGAAATTAGGAAGACAATCAAAGCAATGGTGTAGTATATTAGCAACATTACCAGAATGATTCCGATCGATGTCACTATGACTTTCGTTAATCTTGATAAGTTTCTTATTAAAGACCGATTTTGTACCAACAAAGAATTTACCCGTCGCCGGATTCGTGCCCCATACAATCGCGGGAGCGCCATCGATCTTCGCAGATACTTTACCATTAGAAAGGAACCAATCAAGGACAGAAAGATCACCCGTCAGAATGGAATCTTCAGGGTGTTGGAGATGTGTGTTCTTCATACTATTGAAACGCTTTAGACGACCCCCCTTTGTAAATTAAAAATTTGTCACATTGACAGGAATATCATTTATTCTTTCTTCTGCAATTCTAAAATAGTTGTTATCGCTCTCCATTCCAATAAAATTACGATTAGTGTTCACGCAAGCAACACCAGTTGTACCCGATCCCATCGTATTATCCAGAACAGTATCACCTTCGTTGGTATATGTCTTCACTAAGTATTCCATAAGCTCTACGGGTTTCTGAGTTGGATGTAAACCTTTCTCCTGTTTGAATTTTAAAATGGTCTTAGGGTATCGTGACCCCTCTGGATTGTCACGATGCTTGGATTGCTGTTTACCATAAACCTCACCAATCTTTGCAGTATCTGACTTAAATCCACTGTAAGGAGTTGAATACCACATCTGGGGATTATATGCTGGTTTCTTTCTATAAAACACTAAAATGTTTTCATGACTCTTAAGAGGCATAACTTTAGCGTTCATAGGATTAGTTCCTTGCGGTTTTTCCCAAATCCATTCATACTTTAGATTCTGAATGTTTGAGGCAGCAAGAATCGTGGTGAAAGGTTGTGCAGCAGTGAATACCATTGCTGCGTTTTCTTTACAGATCCGATTATATTGTTCCCACAACTTATCCAATGGAATGATACTATCCCATTTGCAAGCAGTTGTACCATAGGGCAAATCTACCAACAGCATATCAACAGAATTGTCTGCAATAGTAGGCAGCAATTCCAGACAATCACCAAGCAGTAAATTCACCATTCGGTCACACTCTTTACGAAAGAACATTCTAACAGACTTAACACTTTTGTGCAAATATAATCATCATTGCCAATACTTTTGCCACCTTGTTGTGCAGCAAAGCAATTCTCTTCAGATTCAAGATGCTTCAGAAAATCTTCCTTAGTGAACCAGAAGAATCGGCAATCTTCTTCTTTTTCGTTGATACCGAAGAAGACCAATCGTTCCCAATCTTTATCCTTAGAAACGTGGTTGATAATAAATTGATCTGCTTTTACACCACCTTTCTTATCTCTAATGGCAAGAGAAAACTTAATCTCAGTGAGAATATCATCAATCACACGATCATGACCAGCCGTGGATGTTTTAGCACGTTTAACATCACACAAGAGAATGTCTGAAAACAACTTTGATACAAAACGCTCACCAAACTCACCCTTTTGTTTAGGAGACATGTGAACATATCCCTCAAAAGGAGTACCAATCCAAGGATCCTTAGCGTTCTGACCGATGTAATCCTGAAGAGATCCGTCTTCAAAAAGAGTGGTGAACATAATGTTTGCTTCTATACTATAAGGACACTTTAGACGACCCCCCTTTGCATTAGCGACGAATCTCACTGATTGCTGGCATACCTTGATTGAATACAACATCAACAACTGCCTGAACTTTCT